GACACTCAATCAGTTTATGTTTGTGTATGTTACCATACTCCATGGACTATATCTTCAACTCATTTAAGAGTTGCTGGACGCTTAATCTTGTTATTAAGAGGACTATACCTCTCAAGTAGTCTCTGCACCTTCCAAGAATGTATTCTTGGCTTGGCTCAATGTTGACCTATTATTCATAGGCTTTCTTTGAGTTCATCCAGTTTTCCAATAAGGATCACTCCTTATGGTCACAATACTATGAGCCGCATCTATCAGTATTGCAATCAACGTATCTCACGATACGAAACAGCCAGCTTTTTTTAACTGCTTTAACCATTAAGCTACTCCCCCAATTTAAAAAGTGCTGATGGAGGAAGTCGAATCCTCATGCCCAAATGGGCGACAGATTTTAAGTCTGTTGCGTATAACCAGTTCCGCCACATCAGCTTATGTAAATTATTTTCTCTACCTATTCTTTCAAAAATCTATTCCAATTATTTTTACAAGGTTTGGATAACCTTCATTTAACTACCAATATATTATCTGCTTTCACTAACAATAGCAAGAACTATTTTCGATTTTTTAATCTGGATCATCGAGAACCTTTTTATCTTTTGTAAGATGCTCCTCGTCTTGGACTTGAACCAAGAGTGCATTTCTGCGCGGGATTAACAATCCCGTGAATTTACCAATTCTTCTAACGAGGAATAAATTATATTATATTTAACTCTTCTAAATCTTTATTCATATTAACATTCTCAAAAACAAAATAGCAGAGGAAGGAATCGAACCTTCGAGGCACAAGGGCGGTGCGTTATGAGCGCACTGAGATACCACTTCTCACACTCTGCAATATAAACTATTTATCTAACCCTCAATAATATCAAAAATCAATTCCAATGTTTTACAAGACTGGATTCTTGCTTCCGATTTTTTTAGCAGGATCATCGGGAACCTCTTTGTCTTCTCAATCACTACTCAAATACTTTACTATACCTTCCTATATTTAACAAGTATTTTTTTGTGATTTTTTGTAATACTAAAAATGTATTACAATACATTACAATATCTAGTCATATACTTCAACGTCTTCCATTACGATGAATGTCTTGAGTTTCTTCCATGCGGAACCAAGAGTATCATTGACGCTTGTATATCCATCGGTATTGAATGTGTTACCATTCTCATCATCGTATGAATATCCATAGAGATCAGTTTGTTTATTGAGTGTTATTGTTAGTGTGGGAATATGTTTCATTGTATTTTATTTATATTGGTTGTATTTTGTTGTTTAATCTTCGTCGTCATAATCAGTAATATCCACTAGGTCGAAAGCATCTAAATACTTTTCTTTTTTCAATTCATCTAATCTGTCTTCCATTGCCTTTACGAAAGCGGAGTAAGGAATTTCCTCAAAGTTTTCCCAATCTCCATCTACGTCAAAGCATACTGATGTTGTATATGATTTACTCATGGTTTGTTTGTATTTGTTTGTGTTATGTTGTATGTTCTTTTTATTTGTCTTTTAACTTCTTTTTGTATTTCTTCTGGAGAATTTTTAATTTGAATTGGTTTATTATTTCCAGAAGTATTTAATGTTGCTTCTTCATGGAGTCCGTATATTTCCAATTCACCTTTATGATTTCTTACTGGAAATCCATATTGATCTATGGCTATGTAATTATCCATATCTGCAATGTGAGAGTTCCCGCATGAGCAAGAGATAACAATATTGGGTAAAGTTGTCTGATCTAGTTTTGATTCTGATATTGGTTCTACGAATATAAATTCACGTTCCAAGTCTTGTAATGTGAGAACATGAGATTCCCAATCGTGTGCTTGTAAATCTAATTTTGCGTATGATTGATATGCCCCCACCAAGTCCGCATACGCACATTTGATTGCTGTTATTTGTGATTCCGTCACTTGTATTGTGATGTAATATGTTTAGTGGTTTGATGGAGGGGAACCACCCCCTCCATCATTACCAACCACTACTAATTCTTCTTGACGAATTTGCCGTTATTGTCGCGCATATTATGGAACTTGTGTCCATTGGGTTTCACTCCGTAGTGACAACCATTGCCGCAACAGGATGATGAATCGCAATCATCATCATTGTCGTCATCCCAATCATAGTCTCCACCATCGGAGGAATAGAGATCGGAATCGAATCCAGATTCACCACGATCAACTTTGCTTCTCCAATCCTCTTTATATTCGGCTACCACTTCGTATCGGCAACAACGTCCCTTGGTGTTATTGTAATCGGAAGGAATGCTTACCACGTCTGCTGGATTGATCTTGAGGATCATGGTCTTTCCTCCATTACTATCAGAGAAGGAAGGAAGGTATGCAATGGAGCAGAAGTGAAGACCAGACGAACACGTTTGATCCTTATTATCACACACTCGATTGCGAGACATTTCACATACCTTACCAACGGAGTTGTCGAATGTTCCAGAATGAATGTCTTTGTAATCACTACGGACATTCTTAAAGGCGAGGAAGCATCCATCCTCGGTGATAGGAAGTTCCCCTGCTTCAAGGAAGTCATAGAGTTCATCTACTGCTCTTTTGCTTGGGTTTCCCATCAGATTAGAGAGGAACTTCATCATAGGGTCAAATGGAAGACCTTGCCCCATGAAACTCACAATGCGCTTTGTGAGCGTGTTGTGGATGACCTCTCCGTTGACGATCAACGCCCCATCTTGAATGTCAATGCCGTCCGCATACTGCTCTACTTGCTTGGAGATGTTCACCAGATTAACGAAAGCATCCCAATCCTTCTGTTTGATCGACTCAATGATCTGTTTGTATTTCGGGTGATCGTTTGCAATCGTGTAAGATTGCCCATTGATAACAGCACATACTTTGCCGCTACCTGTTATTGTAATTGCCGCTTGTGTGGTTGTATTACTCATAGTATTACTTTGTATTATATTTACTTTGGTTTGGTTTTTAGTTGGATTTGTTCTCTGTCTCAAGTGCCGCTTTCAGCACCATGCCTTCATTCACTCTCCAACTTGCGAGTGATTGATACATTAACTCTACTAAAGAATTTGGGAATGTCAACTCTCTTTTTGCGTTATGTTTGATTCTACCATGTAACCATGCGAACAGATTGTTTGTCTTCTTGGAATCTATTCTTTTCTGGACGCAATCGGAGATGAATACCTTGAGAGGATTCTCGTCTGATAGCTTGGAGAATGTTTTGTGTTTCGAGATTTTGTCAATAACAGAATGATCCATTAGAGAAACATCATTCAATACATCCAAATCGTATGTGACTGATTCGTTGTCAACTAATTCGTTGAATGGTTTTGATCCAAGTGCTTTCAATAATTCCCCACTTCGATTGGCTACCAATGCAACATCTTTTTCTGTCAATCCGAAATATCGGACAACTGCTAGGTATGTTTGTTTATCCTTGACAGATACAATATCCTTACCCTTGTCGTCTTTTATTGTTCCTGCATCGAATTTAAATGTATTACCTTCCTTGACGATATAATACTTGGGTGTTGCATCTATCCCAAGATTGTGATCGTTGCTGTCCCAAGAATCTTTGTGGATGCTACCAAGGCTATAAACTACCACCACGCCTTTTGGTTTTCCACAACCACCACCACCAGATGACTTGCGTATTGTTGAAACAGCAGGGAGTGAAGATGCCAACTGGAAGATTGATGCAGGGAATCCTAATCCGATTAAAGTCATCATATCCTTTGAATCAACCAGATTGATTGCAATATCGGCATTTTGACTCATGCGAACTTCTTGTGAAACTCTTGATATTGCTCCACCACGCTTGAGATCATCGTAGAACCACAAGGCATTATTGTGTAGTGCGGCAAATTCCGAAACACTTGTCTTGCCTCTACCCCATTGCTTCTTGCAGATGGATATCAGATTGACCTTATCTTTGATGACTGATCTTGGGTTGGATATATCAATGTTTTTCCATTTGACTTTTCCCTTAACCATTTTTGAATTGAGGAAAGACCATTTACCTTCCAGCAAATAATATGCTTTCATGGCATCCAGAAGATTGTCTGAATCCTTCACCATTGCTTCCACCTTGGTAACGAAATCTTTCTTGACCAGTTCTACCTTGGCATTGATCGCTTTGATAGTGTCATCACAATATGAGATAGATTCGCGGGATGGAGTGAAGTCAATCTCGCCAATCTCAAATCGAATAACCAATCCTGCTTTGCGTAGAATGTCGTAGTGTTCGTTATCCAACTTGTATGTTTCGATTGGATATGTTACACCACCCATGATTGCATACGATTGTTGTAATTTGTGATAAGACTTCCAGAACGATCCAGTAAAGTCTGGTTTGATTTCATCCCAATCAATTTTACCACCAGAGATGGTTGGTTTGGTATCGAAGAATCTGAATGCCTTATAGACTGCATGACTGAAATCAGAAAAATTGCTTACCTTAATCGGAATCTGGATTGCTACACCATTCCCATCCTTGGTCTTCTCACAAGACATAAGGGAGATTGTAGGCATATTTGCCGCATTGAAGTAAGCATTGTAGATGCGTTTCTCTCCATTGTGGATGGAAGTGATGGTGAAGTTATCAGAATAACAGAAGGGACTTTTGCTACCAAGTCCAAGGCAACCGATTTGCGTATTGCTGTTGGTCTTGGTTGACTCGAAATATGTAGTATAGATGGAATAGATATTCTCATGGGAGATACCAGTTCCGAAATCTTGAATGATTAGCCAAGGTTCAAGCGCATTGGGCAAGTGAATATGGAAAGGTTTGTCTGGTTGTCCAGATGCAGTCATGGAATCGGAAGCATTACATCCAAGTTCCCTCACGATTGCGAGAGGCTTATCTGAATATAGATCAGATAAGATTTGGAATGCCTTGCGGCTTGCCTTCATCTTAAATTGTGCCTCATCGGTCACGATGCCGATTTGTTCGATGGTAGTGTCGTTGTCTTGTAGGATCATATTAGTGGTTTGGTTGGTTTGGTTGGTTTAGTTGATGTTCGTTAGAACGCAATCAATCTCTCATGGGTGATTCGGATAGTCAAATTATTTTTTGTAATTTTTTGTATTACGTTTTTTGTGATGTGTTGTATTTGAGTGTGGATGGATGTATCACATCCACACTCATTACAATTAGTCTGCTTTCAATATAATCGGATCAAACTCTTTATGTTCGATTGTATCGAGTATAGTTACTTCTGGTTTAAATTCATCCAAATCATCATTGAACTCAAGCTCATCTCTATGTTTATCCCATTTAGATTGAAAACAACCATGTATCCAGTTGTCATACTCATCATCTAATCCTCCATTGTTTTTGAATAAATCGGGACTTACTGAATATATGTGCATATTATTTTATGATTGTAATTTTTAATTGTTTTGTTGTTATTGTATTATCTTGTATTACGGAATCAAGTAAATCATCCGTAAAGATGGTTCCGTATAATCCCCCAATTACAAGTTCTGGAATTTCTTGATCCGTATCTACGTTCGGGTCAAAAAAATTCATTTCAATATCTGTATCGTCATCGAGTGTGACACATTGTATTTCTTTTGCATTCTTTAAAACCTCCAATGCAATTTCTATTTTTTTATTTTTCATTTTGTTCTATTTTAGATTTCTCAAGAATGGTTTGAAGTCATTCAAGAATGGATAAGTCTTGATGAGTTCTTTAATCGTATTGAGATGATCCTCCCAAACGTAACTCTGTATATCTCCAGTCTGTTTAATTTCAAATGTGCTTATCAAATAAGCACAAGCATTTCTAATTGCTAGTTGTTGTTCTGTTGTCATTGATTGTATTTGGTTTCTATTTTCCAGTTTAATTTATCAAGTGATTTCTCAAATGATTTTGTTTGTTGTATGATTGGTTTTAGCAACCAACCAAACTCTCTAAAGAGAGTCTCCTTTATAGATTCCCCCTTTTGTTGTCTCATCAACAATCTTTCCCCTTGGCAAATTATTTCAAATGTATTCCATCTCATAGTTTCTCCAATTCCTCGGTAAAGTTTAGTGGTTGTAGAAACATTGGCGTGTTGTCTCCCACCCATGCTCCTTCTACATTATACTGGAAGTATTCCTCTGCTTCCTCTTCACTCATACCATCACGATTCACAAGTATATCAATACATTTGTTTCTGTCATATAATGCAAGTGGTGTTTTTGTGAATTGTCTTGCTAGTCCCATGTAGGCATCCTCAAATCCATCTGCTAATATGATTTCGTTATCCTCTCCTTCTATTTCAATAATAGAATCAATTATTTCTTCCTTTGTCATTTTGTTTTTTTCTAGTTTCGGTTTGGTGTTACTTCGTCTATGAAATCACCTTCTTCAAGAACATGACTCCAATAGCGGGAATCGGATTTCTCCTGTTTCCTATCCCAATAGATACAACGTGCAATGTAGCTTGGCAAGGATTTTCTTTGAGAATTTTCAACCCAATGTTTTTCGAGTGTCTGGTATTGGTTACGATGTTTGGATTGGTTTAATCCGTATGCTTGGTATAAGTGAGTATCCAGACAAGTTACTTCTGCTTCTACTGGATATATCATCTCAATAGCAAAGGAAGACTTTGCCATTCCTAATCCAACTATATTCTTTTCGATCCGATTACGGAAACTATTCCAAAGTTCTCCCTGTCCCTTCTCATAGTAGGAAGGATTGCTCCAAAATTTCATGGTGAAATCCTTAATGAATCTAACTCGATTATTGTGTAGTCCAACTCTGGACTCAACTATCTTTTCCTCTAACAATTCCCAACGATTCATCCATTCCCACCAGTTCTTAATCATAGAGTATCCTTTGATGTTGGATTCCCAAGAGGTATGAACTGACATATAGGCAAAGAGAAACCTCTGGAATCTCTCGCTATCGTTAATTGGTTTTAATTTATTCCAGTATTCATACTGGTATGTTACTTCTTCTGGTTTGATTGAATCAAAGAATGATTCTACTGGCTCGGTATTCATTGTGGTTGGTTGTGGTTGGTTTGTTTGCTGACGATTACCTTTATACTTGGTCTGTATTTTTATGTCAATATCTTTTTTAGGTTTTATTCCTATTTGTCTAATCTAAATCCAAAGCATACAGGGAAGCGAGGAATGCCATCCATAGAGTATTCAAAAAACCTAATCTCGGCAATCGTTCCAATATAATTATTTTTATTAACAAGAAACTCTTTTCTTTCCTCATGTGAGAATTTCATTCCTGCTCTAAATAGTTTTCCATTATGCTCTAATACAGGGGTTCCCCATTCGGGACGACTTTCGGATGGTTCTACATCTACAATTTTGCAAGCAATATCAAGGAAGTCTTTGTATTTAAGAAGATTAGAACTTCTACCATTTGTTTTATATGTTTCATCTCCCCATCTAACAATAGACCCCTCATATCCTTTGGAAATAAACCTTTGGTGATGCTCTTTTAACTCATCCTCATTTTTAATTTGGTGAGTTTCGACAACTACCAAGTGATCCCTGCCATTTACATACGGAGGAATGGACTTCGACCTTTCGGAGAATGGCTTATCAACCACAACATCATATACATGGAATTTAACTCTTTCCGAAATACCTTCTTGATACTTCTTTATGCTTCTCATGTTGTTTTGAAAGTTCTCACCTTCAATATACAACTCCCCATCAAGTATAACATTTACAGGGATAGTGGATAAAGACTTCTCGATATGTTCCATGTTGGAAATTGGTTTACCCTGTCTTGAAATCAAAATGACATTGCCGTTTTTTATATGAGCAAGACAACGCATTCCATCCAGCTTTGGCTGAACCCATGTTTTATTCCATTCTATTTTTTCTTTCTCGTCCTTGAATGACTTGGCTAACATCGGTAGGATAACAACAGATGATTCTAATTCACCGATAGATCGAAAATATCCCTCTGTCAATTTGTCCGAAATCTTGCTTTCCCCTTCTTGCTCTGCTTGTTGTTCTGGTGTTGTTTCGTTCACCTTGCCTACATTTTTAGACTTGCATATTTTAGAATGAGTTATGGGAGAGTCTGTTCCAATGATTCCCGATTCTTGAATCATTTCTGCTCCAATAGTATATACCTTTAAGTATCTTGTATTTCCAGATGTATCTTTTTTATATATTGTGGTTTGCATTTGTTTTGGTTGTGGTTGGTTGTGGTTGGTTGTATGTGAGAGTATTTTAATTGTCAATAATATCCATCGACTTGTTGCGAGAATATCCAACTTTATGACATTTGCAATAAGAAATTGCATCCCGCAAGTTTCGGAAGGATTCGCCTCGTCCCGCAAAAGAAGGATCAATCAAATCCATTACATTGTATCTCACATCTTTTTCGATTTCGTCTCTAGTAATAACCAGTTCGATTTGTTTCATGCCTCGAAAGTATTATATTTTTGTAGTATGTCCAGAATTATTTTTTATTTTTTTTGTGTTACATTTATGTAACACAATACAACACGCAAACTATTGTGTTACATGATATTGATTGACTATTAGGAATCGAGATTGTAGGATGGATTCATGGTTAAATTCTATTCCTCACTCTCCCCGATTGATTGGGTCATTCCGATCAATCGGTTTTTTATTTCAAATGGATTTTCATGTAACACAAATGCAATGTATTACAACATCTTACAACACATTAAAACATAACACAATACAACACCTTACATTATATTACAATGTATTACAATGTAATACAATATAATCTAATACAACATATTACAATGTATTACAATATAATCTAATACAACATATTACAATGTATTACAATATAATCTAATAAAACATCTTACAATGTATTACAATCTATTGTAACCACTTATCTTATAATACTAATAAAATATTTTTTGTTTTAAAATTAAAACCCCCTCTCATTTTTAATTTAAGGGGTTTCAATATATTTCTTCCATATTAATATATGGATTGTTATTTGTTTTATTTTATATTAAACGGATACTTCGTGATATGCGCTTGGATTATTTTCTAATTCCATAAAAGTATCAAGATCGGATTCTACGGAATCATCTAATACTTTAATAATGACGTTTTTATTTGTTGTAAATATTTTATTAGTAAATCTACCATTATGTAATGGTATATAAATTTCAATCTTTGGGGTTTCTTCCTGATTATTTGATGTTTGAGTCTCTTGTGGTTGAACTTGAGTTTGTGGTTGAACTTGAGGTTGAACTTGAGGTTGTGGTTGTGGTTGATTTAATTCTTCGATGAGGAATTTGTTTATGAGGTCTGTTGTTTTTGTTTTCATGTTATTATATGATGTAAAATAGTGCGGTAATGCTACACCATGCAGCAATACAACACCATGTTGCATTAAAACAGAGTGTTGTATTAAAACGCTTATGCTTTTCCTTGTCTCATCAATTCAACCAATGATGGTCTTTTTGTTTTCATTGATCTTCCTTGTTTTCCATCAATAAGTTCAAGTAATGCATCAAATGTATTTCCTCTTTCTTTTAAAGCATTAACGAATTGCCCATAAGACATATCAGAAACTGCTTCTGGTTTAACATGCGACCTATCAAACTCTACTGTAGATGAAAACGGAGAACCGGTAATTTCACCAGTAGGTCTTGTGTGGAATCGGTATTCCGTTTGTTGACCATCTAAATTTGTATATGTTGCATATTTAGCTTCGGTTTCTTCCTGTCTTAAATCGGATTCTTTAAATTCTGATGATTGAAATACCAAAGTTAATAATTGACCCCAACTTACATATTTCTCTGGTGTTTTAGAGAAATCTTTATATTTGGTCAAAAACTCTTGATTATTTTGTTGTCTCGCTTGACCTATTTTTTTAGCAAAACCAAGCAGTTGTGCTTGAGTAGGAATTTGTCCTTCTTTTGTTTTTGGTATATTAACATAATTAGGGGAAGATTCGTTTGTAAAGAATACTTCCTTTACTTTATTAACAAACGCCATACCGGATAGATATTCTTTTCCAACTTTAATTTTTTTGTCTTTATGTTTAAAATCTGATGCGACAACTAAAGGATATATTAGGAACTTGGGATCGGATGATTGAACGAAATTATTAACGTCATTTTCGGTGTCTAGATTTGTTAATGCTTCTTCTAAAGATACGTGTCCACCTCTGGAACCAATTGCTTCAGTTAAAAGTTCTTTAATTAATACATCAAATTTCATATGTTTATATATTTACCACAATAAAGTCTCTTATTCTATAAAAATATTTTATTTATTTTTTGTGGATTTACGCATAAATAATTCAGCCACATCGAGATCACTTGTATTTTCGTCATCCGTCTCGTAGTAATTAACTTCGTCATCAATCACAATTTTCCATTTTTTAATGCTTTTTTTCTCCAAAATAGGTATTTTTTCGTCTTTTTTTTCCATTTTTATGTACTTTTTTCTCGTTTTTATGTACTTTTTTTTCGTTTTATCGGTTAAAAAACTTCATAATCTTACCAATAAAACCCGGTTTCAGATTTTTTTGTGTATCTAATAGCAGTCAAAGGCATATATGTCCATGTTGATTTTAGGATATAATATACTCCAGAAACTAACTCTTTTAGTCTAGACCAAGGCGTGGTTTTTATTTTAATCTTGGGGATTTTGGGGTCGGAGATTTGTAATGTATCTGTTAAAAAATCTAATTCATGTGTATCCTGATACACTTCCCGACATCCAAAATCAAAAAATTTATAATCCAATAACATTGGTTTTATAGAAAAATTCCAATTATCTTTTAGAAGATTCCAGCGATCTTTTAGTGTAAAGATTGTTAGATTTTTGGGTGGAATTTCATCTACTATTTTTTTAGGTGAATTTGTTTGTTTATACTCGACGCCATCATCAGACGCCATAATTTTAACATAATCTATGGGATTGGGTTTCATTCAAAATATAAGTTATGGGTTCTCGCTTCGTCCATATACCCCTCCGCTTTTAAATAGTATTTAATATATTCTATTTCGTTTTTATTCAATTCGTATTTTTCATTTTCTAAACTATATTCTTTGGTTTTTTTCCTCTTATACGAAATATGTATTTTTTGTGCATTCAATCCTTTTGGATTTTCTATCTTAATCAAAAGATCTAATCCTCTTATAGATACATTTCGTTCGTAAATAATAGGATTTGTTAATTTTAATTCATTATTTTTCATCTATTTTCTATTCTTGCTAAATTTTTTAAGAGCACACGCACAATACTCATTTATACTACAATAGTCACAAGTTCTATCATTATCAAGATATATATCAGGTCGAATGCACATATTTTTAGTAAACTCTGCACATGCTTTTTTATCTTTATTGAGATCAATAGTAGTCCGTGGTTTGTTTAAATCTATCTTAGGAGTCTCTCTGCGAATTTTTTCGATCTCCTCTTCAATCTCCCATTGAGTTTTAACTTTCTTAACGATTGGTTTTCGTTCTATGGGTGGTGCAGTTAAAATTCTACAATCTTTACACATTGTAGATTTTAACATTACTTCCACGTTACCCCCCGCATTTTTGAAAGCATGTTTCATACCCGCACCCTTTAACTTGGCGGGATACATTTTACATTTACAACAAATTATCTCATTGTAAGGTAACTTATTATGTTCCTTATAATGTTCTAACCAACCCTTTAAATTTTCAAATTGGTTTTTTGATAGTTTCTTTTTTGGTCTTCCCATCTCCTATATATTATAGGTAATTATTGACAATGCAATAATATTTTTTATTTTTTCAAAAAAGATTTTATCTACGTATCAACGTAAATTTAACAGCGAAAGATGATGCATTTTTAGAAATGACTTCGTGATCCTTCGTAAACAATCCATTTAATCTAAAAGCGTCAATCTGTTTGATTATTTCTTCATTCATGAATCTTTCTCTTTCTGAGAAAGTTGTGTTCTGCTTTTTAAAATTTATTCGTATTGTTTGAATTTCCATACCTATTACTTAATCAACATATCTTATTTTACAATTGGGTTCAATAAATATTCTTTAAAAATGATTAACTTATAATAAATATAATTATATGAGAAAAGATGACATTCTATTAAATGAAATATACGGTAAACTTAATGTAGATATTTTAATAGAAGGAATTATACAAACGGCGAAAGATAAAATAAGTTCTGTTTGGAAAAATCCATTTAGAAAACATAAAGAAGATATAGATAGTGATATTGTTAGTGTTCTTAGTGCTGCCGCTGAAAAACTTAAACGTTTGGGTGTAAATCCAGAAGAATATTTAAGTCCAAAAACCGTTAGAGGTATGGTTACACCGCCGAATTGGTCTGCACCTTCTAATGCATCAATGTCTACTGAACCAACTCCAACTACCACTCCTACCAAAATTATTACAAAACCACCAGTAGTTTCGGTTAATTCCAAACCAACCCCATCAATACCACAGAAAAAATCACCTACGGCTATTTATAGTTCGGTAAAACCTGGCGAATTACATAATATTCTAAAAGGTAAAGATCCTATGGGATATAAAGTTCCTGATGATTTAAAAGATCCAAAGACAAACAAAATGACAGGTCCAGAAGTAATGGAATATTTAGGAATTGATTTGGAAGAGTTAAATTATTTAGTTACAAAACTTAAAGCATTCTCATTTAAAAAAGATAAAATAGATGTTAGTGATGTAGAAGGTAGTAAATACTTGAGAATACAACAAGCTCTAAAAGATAGAGATGATTCACTAAAAACGGCTGCTGCTACCAAGAAACCCGCTGCTACCAAGAAACCCGCTGCTACCAAGAAACCCGCTGCTACCAAGAAACCCGCTGCTGCAAAAAAACCAGCTAAAAATAAATAATTTTTTTATTGACTTCATATTTTTTATCACATACATTAGGATTGTGGTAGTCATATATGAGTATTAAAATAAAGTCTAATGATGATTTTTTAGAAGTTGTTGTTACAAAACAATTAATAAAAGAAGCACAAGATAGAAACCAATATTTTTATAGCAAATATGGAAATTTAGGAACAAATAGAATTGATAAAAAAAATCAAAGAATAACTGGATATCTTGCAGAAGTAGCTATAAAAAATACATTTAAAAAACTAAACTATAGTGAAGATGACGAAGTAGATTTTATATCTCAATCTAAATTGATAACGTTAGATTCCAAATCTCAAGGATGTAATGGAAAACCAAAAACAAATTACGTTGGAACATTATACGAAAATCAAAAAAATAGAAATTGTGATATATTAATTTTTTCTAGGGTAAAAAATACGCATGACATAATTTGGATAACTGGCTTTATAACTAAAAAAGAATTTTTAAATATTTCCAATCTAATTCCAAAGGGAACTAAAAATAATAATTTCACATATGATGACTCTAGATATGAATTGGAATATAGTTCATTATACAATCCATCTCTTTTGTTATAAATTTTTTTATTTGACATATTTTATTTTATAACCGATAATAGGAATATGAAATTAGCATCAATAGAGATTATTAAATCTATAAAAAATCATAATAATGCAGATTCTTTAGAAATAGTAGAGATTCTTGGGTGGCAAACTGTTGTTAAAAAGGGCATTCATACGGAAGGAGATAAAGTAGTTTTTATTACTATCGATGCGATTGTGCCTCGTTGCGATTGGTCGGAATTTTTGGTAGATAAAAAAAATCCAGACAAACAAATAAGAATAAAAAACATAAAACTTCGCGGTGAATATAGTTCAGGATTAGTTATTTCTCTAAGTGAATTCACTCCGAATATTCAAGTACTTGACGTTGGTTCAGATATTACTAATGTTTTAGAAATTAAAAAGTATATCAAGGATATTCCCGCTAATCTATCCGGAGAAACCATTGGAGACTTCCCAAATCATTTAGCATCTAAAACTGATGAGGATAATGGATTAAATGATCCGGAATTAGTAGAAAAAGTTCTTGCTTACGATCCATATATAACAATAACCTCTAAATTAGATGGTTCTAGTATAACTTTAATTGTTGAAGATGGAATACTTACACAAGTTTGCAGTAGAAATCTCTCTAAAAAGGATACTGAAAATAGTGCATTTTGGAATGCTGCTAAAAAAATAAAAATACCCAAAAATTGGACGGGTGTTATTGCTGGAGAATTATGCGGAAATGGAATACAGAAGAATCACCTTAGATTGGATGGTGTTAAGATTTTTGTTTTCCAGATTAGTCAAAATGGAACATATATGACTTATGATGAAATGGAAAAATTTTGTACAAATATCTTGCAGTGTGATGTAGTTCCTTTAATTTCTAGTTTAGAAGTAGCGGCAACCATTAAAATCTGGAAAGATCCATTACAAAAACTTCAACATCTAGCAGACTTACAAAGATATGATAGTGGATTATTTGGAGAAGGTATCGTTGTTCGTCCATCATCATATCCTAGAGGTTATTCTTCCCGTCGTCCACTTGGATTTAAATTGATTAACAGAAATTATAAAGATTAAATGCATTCTACATATAGAGAAGCAGCTGAAGTTTGCGAACTTCAAGATCAAGTATCGGAAATGACTAATAATATTTTAGACCTATATAAAAGAAACCCCGAAGCGTGTAAAAAAATGTTATTGGAACTTGATGGTGTAAATAAAGAATTGGATGAATTAGAAAAAGATTACGAATTAATTTTAAAACAATTATGAAATTCACAGATATTATTATAGAAAATAGTTCGGTTAAAGAATCGAAGTTATATGCACCCGCAAAAAAAGCATACGCAAATCCAGATACCGGAATTACCATTCAAAATAAATCAGCATACCATGTTATTAAAGATTGTGCTCTTATGACAATCAATTATCTTCCTCTTTGGGCATTTGGTAATTATAAAAATCCATTCGATGAATTAAAAGGAAAGTTCCAAAGAAAAGATGTAGAAGAGTTTGTATCATCAGCCGAGAAGTATGTGATGTCTAAACAATTAATATTAGCAATTTTAGATAAAAGCGGTGATATTATTAACAATAAACAAGAAGTTGATAAATCATATAAACATGAAATAGAATCTAGTGATCCTTATGGTGAGTATGGAGCAGCTTCCGATGAAGAATCCACTAAAGTTGAAATTAATAACAATTCATCTATGGTAGATACTATTTGTAAACTTTTTGATGTCAAGTAAGATAAGTAATTAAACAATGAGAAATAAAGACACAATATTATTAGAACAAGCATATTCAAAAGTATTGAAAGAAAATCATGATAAGTTTCAACCAAATGATTCGGAAATGCAAGACTTATCAAAAGTCGGAATGGGAGAAGAATATCCAGAAGAAGATATTTCAGATTCAGATGAATTAACTTTTGATCAAGATCCAGAAGATCCACGATCAATCATATCAAATCAAGTATTTGATGTTGATGGTAGGAAAACCGCTTTAAAAGTAGAGGAAGATCGTTCTGATGATGATATGTGGCATCATTACTCTTTTATTGATCCAGAAACAAAAAAACACATAGCCAATATGAATTGGGGTAGAGGATCATTGACATATCCAGATGTTTTGGATTACATTGAACTTGGTCTTCCTGCTGGCGTTTCGAGAAAATCAGAAAAATCTTCTTATCCAACTAGATTCAACTTAAATTCAGAAACTCTTAAAAAATTTATAAATGGTACGGCAGAGAGAGAAGGACTTGAATTAATTCCTAGAGAAAAGTAATTGACATTTTTATAAAATTAATATATATTTTTAATTAGATAGTTGGTTCCCGATGAGCCAACGGGACTGGGAATACTCGGTCGAAACCAAAATCGGAAATATTGTTCTCTACCAGAGGCAGAGAATCTACAGAGGCTTAACCGTTGAGCCAGTATTGCGAATCAACGGTATTGATCTTTGATATATAAAATTTTGATAGTGTCGGGCGGGAATGGTATGATATGCTGTTCTCAAAAGCTAACCGCTTCTGACCTATCACCAGACTCGATTAGGCAGGGGGTAACAAGAAAACTTCGTCCAACGTGTTAAAAACACGGTAGCCAATGAAGAACTTTCTGGTAATTAATTTTTTAAATTTATGGGGGTGACAGGAATCGACATTGAATTCTAGCTTCTCAGTGCATGTAGAGGATGATAGTTGGCCTCTTTAATAATCTATCAAAAACCTAAATGCAGAAAATTATATTTCTGACCTTTTAGCTGAAGCTGAGTATATCTTCAATAATGCTTCCGAGTTTCTCGGTGACGTTGTTGATAGTGTTGTTGATTTTTTCAACGGCGCTGACGAAGAATACGCACTCGCAGCCTAAAAGCCTAACGGTAATCCTCTAAATCCGTTTTGAATCGCAGAGGTTTTGATGAACTGTTAGATATCGTGTAAAAATTAATACAGAGGTGGTATGTGACCTCTCGCACATACAGGCAGACTTAAAAAAAGATGGTTAATAAGCCAAGACAGCCTTTAGTCAAAAAATGTTAAATTTATTAAAGCATGTAGATCTGAAAGTAAACGTTCATTGAACTCGGCTATCGTATGCCGACACCTCCACCATTTAAACTCACTAATATATAAATATTAGTGAGTTTTTATTTTATACTGTTATATTTATATATTTATATAAATATATAGACATGAGAAATATTAATTCGTACATAAAACAATTAAAAAAAGATGATTCTTCGGTTAGAAGAACTGTAAATAATATTAATCCATATCATAATAGTTTTTCTAATAGAATATTAGAAGAACAGAAAATTCTTCAATATAGAAGAATGAGAGATGAAGAAATTTCTAATTCGATAGGTTCCGATAGCGGAGAAAATATAAATGAAAATCAAAAAACAATAATTTCATATCCACCACCTAACGTATGGGATGTTAATGATAATTATTTGTTCGGAGATGTTGTGACTCATAATTCATTGTTATATATGGCTATTGGAAATAATTTTGCTAATTATGAACCGGGAAATAGTCCATCTCAAAATGTCTGGTTACAACTTGGAGTTACTAATATACGAGCCGCACGTATAACTGGAATAACGGGTGTGGGTGTTTTACATCAAGGATATGGTATAAGATTCGCATCGGATCTGAATGGAACTTATATTGAAACTTCTACTCCGGTTGGATTTGTGGGATCTGCTGTGACAGGTTCTAATTTTTATAAAATTGCGAATTTACCAGGGGAAGTAGATGGAACCGTTTATTTATGTGCGCCAAATGGGGTAAGTAACTTCCCATCAGATCAAACGTGGCCAAACTGGACGCTTTCTTATATATCGAATACTAGATATGATTATCTGCAAAATTTAAGTACTGATCCATCTATACTACCAAAAACATCATGGCAAGTATTTTGCCCTAATGCGTGGGATGCTGTATATGCTTCTGTAATTAATACAACAAGTTTATCTATATCGGTTGCATCTTATGATTCAACAACACTTCAAGTTACATTAATTTAATATAATTTGTATTTTTATTGTTATTGACAATAAAATGAACAATGATAAATTATTAGTATATGGGTGTGCGGCGAAGTTGGAGAGTCGCGGAAGACTGTAAATCTTTTGTCATAGACTGAGTTGGTTCGAATCCATCCACACCCACCATTTCGGAGTCGAACCAAACCCCTTCGGGCTACCAACCTGAAGGGGTTTAATTCTTTTTAGTTGAATCTTTTTTAGAAGACTTAGATCCTTCTTTTTTTGGTTTTTTTGTTTCTTTTTTATGTGAGTTGTTACCTTTTGCCATAGTAGTATTATTTACCCCTTTAGTTTCTTATTCCAAGTAGCGGAATCTTCAACTACATTTGGATTTATTTTTTTATAGTCGCCTAAATGTCCTACTGTTCTATGGCAGCATATACCATAACTATAAGATTCGCATAATGTGATTAAATTAGTTGATTTTAATTCTAATTCTGGATGTTTATGAAATGGTTTGATATGATGTACTTCTATCTTAGAATCACCTTCGCATAATGCACATTTTGGATTTTTATCAAGATGATGCTTTCTTATGGTCGGCCATTGCGATGATCTTTTATGTTTTAATGTGGATTTACCAGCTAAAACATCTTTTATCTTTTTAATTATCATATTATAATATTTACGAAATAAATGATAAGTATTATATATGTTAAATAAAAAATTGTTTTTGTTTTGTTTTATGTTTTTAAGTTTAAGTAGTTGTACAGTTTATACCGAAAAACAATCGGAAGCTTTATCTAAAGTTGTATATGCTTCTAAAGATTCGATGGAAGCTGCTAGAATAGATTTGGCGGACAAATATATAACAGAAACCACCAGATTGATCAGACCACCAAAAAATAGGATCAAAATCGAATCAATTTATCAAAAAACCGTCAATCAACACATTAATACAATTGGTTCTAGTAGTAAACATGATGCAATACCGATTAATAAACAACGAATGGTCATAATTCCGGAAAAATATAGAGCAGACACTGTTGTTGTTGTTAGCACAGATGAATATCAAAAGTTATTAAACGATAAGGAAACATTTGCTCAAATACAAAGAGATAATGAAGGGTTATCAGAAGCAAAACAAACCGTTGATGAAGAATTAGTACGTCAATTAAATAATAGAGATAAGATGGTGAATGATCTTAATATGATGCAAAAAAAACTAGTTGAAAAAGATCTTGCAATTTTACAAAGAAATATAATTATTTTAGCTTTAGTTGCAATGATGGGTGGTGCGACATACCTAAGAATTAAAGGAATACTATGAACAATATTGAAGAAAAAATTAAAGAAATAATATGGAACCATCCAATTAAAATTTTATTCACGGCTGGTTTTATTTTAGGATTTATAATTAGAAGTTTAATATAATGGATGATATAATAAAGAATCTTTCTGATTTGTACCCACAGTTTGAATTTAAATCTTCGATATATTCTCAAGCAACCCAAAGACCCCCATCTCAAATATATAACGTATTGAGTTGGTTGAATGAACAACCTACCGAATTAGAAACATTGTCGGATAACGAGTGGGATAGTACAGAAGTTAATGAGGTTAATATTGGTAAGCTTTGGGATTGTTTGGTTATGAATAGTGGAGAAGTATCATTTGATGGTGACATCAATTTCGATGCTTCGTTGGACAAATATAATAATTTTTAAAATGTTATGAAATTTGATTTTTTAGTAGAAAATCTTTTAAATAAAAAAACTTTTGTTATTGTTAGTGGTTTACATGGGGATGAACCAGCGGGTAATAAAGCGGCAGAATATTTTAAAAATCAAAAAAATGTTCATGTTATATCTAACATAAATAAAACAAATAAAAGAAGAGTTGATGGTAGAGATTTAAACCGTCACTTTGATGATAAGGGACATTCTGATAAAATTCAAGAAGATATAATATCACAAATAGAAGAATTAACCCCATCAATGGTTATAGACCTACATGAAGATGATGAAGTGGATGGGGTATATGCATATTGTTCTTCGGAATTAGAGAATATTGTAAAATCTTGTTTATCCAACATTGAATTGGATATAGCAAAATCTGCTCACGGGGATAAAACTAACCACGGTGTAATAGTAAATGGTAAGCAACCATATAAAGGGACTCTAGAGAGAGCCTTAGCAAAAAGAAACATACCATACTGTACAATAGAAACACCATCAAATATTGAAAATTTTGAAAAAAGAGTTGACTGTTTAAAGAATATAGTCCATAATCTTATAAAGTAACCATTCTTTATAAATTATGAAATATCAAATCCGCAAAAGAGAAAACGTAACATTATACGAAGCAAGCGAAGTTGTAGAACTTGATGACAAACCTTTCCGTAAATTGAAAGTAAATCCTTATACTGGGGATAGTGAGGAAGAGTTTTTGAAATATATCTCCAATCTCAATTTATATGAGGGAGAAACACCAGATGGTTTAAAAGATTCCGTAGTTGAGGATCTTTTGAAACTTGGAGAAAATGCAACAATGGAAACATTTGGAAGCTCTGCTGAAAAATTTGCAAATGTTTGGTTTGAATCTGGTGAAAAGGGGCAGTCGAAGTATGGGGGATTCGTTATCAATCACAGTACCCATGAATAATGGTGTGAGTGAAATAAAAAGATACAAAGATTCTTTAGAACATAAGAAATGGAAAATTGCAAGATTTTTCACTTTGTATTGTGATTCACCAACAGATCCATCCGAAATAAGCGAAGACACTGTTACGGATTTCGAGAAAGTATTCAATACCGCAGAACCATCTGAAGATGTCTCTATTCTTTTTAAAACCGAAAAAAATAATGACTGAGATATTAAAAGAAAAATGGCGGCCTGCTATAGAATTTTTAGGAAACTGTGTACCAGAAGAAAAAATACTTGCATGTTGTGAGGAATTAGAATATATTAGAGAGAAATATTTAAATGATGAATTTAAAACCAATTCGCCATTTTCTATGAACGGATTGCATTCTGATGAAACAGAATCATTCCACGAGGAAATTAAAAATATTATAAAAAAATTCTCATATGAAAAAAATAAAATCTAAAAAAATTGCGATTGAGTTTGATGAAAAACATCTATCTACAATAACTACTGCATTGGAGGTTTATAGTCGTTTAAGATCCGGTCAAATTAAATTTGCAATGGATGCTGCATTTTATGATAAGGACTTAACATATCTAGATGGAGAGGCTATTGAAAGTTTCGTTAGAACTGTAGTTTTCTATAAAGAAAAAGAAATAATCGAAAATAGAAATTCCTATTACGGTGTTGGTTGTAAATCGATGAAAGATGGTACTGTTGCTTGGGAGATCAAAAAAACAATAGATCAGTATTTACATTACCAAAGAAATGATGGTTTCAGAATGATTTGTGATGTTTCTGGAGATGGACCATTCCAAAGTTCTGATGTTCCTATTCCCAAAATCATTGACACCATTTGTACTCTATCACCATTTAGATATTGGAAACCACAAAAACATTTTAGAATCCCTCAAAGATATCAAGAAAAAATGGATATTTATATGAAAGAGAAACAATTTGATAAAGTATGGGAATTGGTTGATAAATCTTTTAAAAAGAATCCTATACCTAAAGGCAAATTAACAAAAATAGATGAACTCAGTGGAACTTATTATGTTGTTGTCGAAGAACCTTATAAATTATGAACAAAAAAAACTACACAAAAACCGGACAACATCCAGATGATGCAATTATTAAGGTGAAAGAATTCATCAATGAACTGCAAAAGGTACAAGAAAAATATTATAATGATCTCGTTGACGATCTCAATATTGATAATGAATTGAATGATTGGCTTTTCGATTACATATATAATGAAGATGCGGATATAGAATTAATGTTTACAGAATACTTGGAAGATTTAAATAAAAAGTACGAAGATTTTGTTAAGAAAGATTAAACAATTTATTTTCGCTTTCGTGTGGATAACAATACTTTTACTAATATTTGGTTTTTGTATTGTTATCTCACTAATTGGATCTGTTAAGTATAAACTATGAAAGATTTAATAGATGAGATTACGAAATTAACCAATGAATGGTACACGTTGATTGGACCGGATCATCATAAAAATAAAGATTGTCACTGGTATATAGAGACGAGATGGAGTTATGGGAACCCACCCAAATATACATTCTGGCATCATGGTTACATTTTAGATAAAATTGAAGAAGAATGTGATTCATATGACGAAGCTCTTATAAAATTAAAAGAAACATTGACATACGAGATAAAACAATATAGAATGTATGCAACAAATGAAGACGAAGAAACTGGATGGTAATAAACAATTATTATTTCTGGGAGATAACCACGGAAATTGGAACAATTTGCTTTATGAAGTAGAGTCGGGTAATATTTCTGATGCAAATATTATTTCCGTTGGTGATTTGGGAGTTGGTTTTAGACCTAACCGCGACTTGGAACAATATCAGTCTCTAGATAAACAATTTAAAGATAGCAATATTAACTTCTATGGTATTCGCGGGAATCACGATGATCCATCTGCGTTTAAAGGAGATAGTAGAATTTGTTTAAATAATTTTGAATTAATCGAAGATTATTCAATTTTTGAATATAATTCCAAACTAATTCAATTCATCGGTGGTGCTATTTCAATTGATAGAACCGCAAGAAAGGTGGGAATTTCTTATTGGGAAAATGAAGGTGTTGTTTTTGATAAAGACAAACTCCAAAAAGTTGATATTTTAGTAACCCATACTGCTCCATCTTGGTGTTTTCCACAGGCATTTAATGAAATGGTATATGGTTGGGCAAGAGAAGATGCTTACTTATTAGAAGATCTAGTAGATGAACGTGCAGTAATGGATGAAATATTTAAAATATGTAAACCGTCTTTACATCTATATGGTCATTTCCATTCTTCTTGGAATGAAGAAATTAATGGTTGCAAGCATAGATTGTTAGGGATTGATGAAATTTGGAATAATAATTTCAATTGAAATAATTTTTTTAAGAGTTAAAAAGGATAAATATATGTATATGACTGCGCTTAGTGCTATCCCTAATTTTTTAACAAATTCTTTAATTTATAAAGAATTTATAGAAGAACGTAACGAAATCCTAAAACATAAATGGTTGGAGAGTGAAAAATTAGGATATGATATTGGATTTGATAAAGCAATTTTTGATTGGATTATAAACCATAGAACGGCTTGGAGAAAAAAAAGAATGTTAAATATACATGAAAATGATTAAAAAACAAATTTTAGCGGTTGTAGTTTTTTTAACTTGTACATATATATATTTTTATTTTTTAAAATAAACGTTTGACTTTGTATATTCGTTCTGATATTTTTATTTCAATGAAAGCTAAAGAATTAATCGAGGTTCTGCAAAAACTAGATCCGGATACTCTCATAGTGATTGATGGGTATGAGGGAGACTATGATATTCCAAAAGGAGCGGAACAAATATATGTAACTGGGCCGCATGAAGCTGTACCTTGGTATTATGGAGATTATAAAGATTGCCCTGAAGATGAAGTCGGAGCAATGAAGGCACTATATCTAATTCGGTAATTTATGTATTTTAATTTTACAATTTATAATTATACAAAAAAACCAGATTTTTGGTATAAACTGAAGTCCTACCATAAACAACTTTCTAAAAACAAACACTTAGAGATCGAGACATTTTTTACAAATTACTACTTGCTTTCTTTTGAATTTGATTGTAAGCTTAAGGGAAAGGACCATGCTGGTATTAGATTAAAAGTTAATATTGGTAGTCTAGAATTAACAATAAGTTTTTATGATTCCAGACATTGGGATTATAAAAAGAAATGCTGGGAAAATAAATAATATGAAAAATGAACTAGAATTAGAACTTGTAAAGAAATATCCTAAAATTCTTAAGGATTATAAAGGAGATCCAATGCAGACTTGTTTAAGTTTTGGAATAGAACACGATGATGGTTGGTATAAGCTTCTCGATAAATGTATGGAAAAGCTTCAATATTTTTGCGACCTTTGTTCTAAAGACGGCGAAGAAGTACAAGTTGTTGCCAATCAGATTAAAGAGAAATACGGAACTCTCTGTTTTTACACAAGCGTTTATGGTGGTGATAATATTCAACACGATATTATTGAAGACATTATTGACCAAGCAGAAAGAAAATCTGCATATACTTGTGAAGTAACAGGAGAGCATGGTGAACCTTGTAAAAAAGGTGGTTGGTACAGAACACTATGTTACGAACAAGCTAGGAAAGATGGTTATGTAGCTTGTAAAGAAACAACTGAAGCATACTGGAAAGAAAAAGATGTAAAGGGGTCTAGCATATAAATAATATGAATCAGGAAGAAATGGAAGAATATGCTTTTTACGAAAGCGGCTTATGTGCAGATGGGTGCCTTGAGAAATTAGACGAATACGCTAAACAATGCATTAAAAGATATGGCAGGATTCTATTGTATCAACATCACGAACAAGCCAGAAAAGATGGTTATGAAGCCTGGAAAAAATCAAGCGAAGAATACTGGAAAGAAAAGGACAAAAAAGATGTAGCGTGTTCATGTGACATAAATGAATAATCTAGACATAGCTATTAAACGTATAATAACCAACGTTGTATTTGGTTGTGTAATATTATTAATATTAATTTTAGCAGTGACGTTTCGTTATTACATTGACAAACAAAATAATTTAAACATAAATGAATTAAAGCAAATGGTTGAGGAAGAAATTACAAAAAATGAGCACTAAATATAAATTTGAAGAAGTAACAGGTTGCACAGCTTTTGACTTTTTAGTGAATGGTAATTCACTTTCCGATATTTCAAAAAACGATCAAGATGAAATCTTAGACTATCTGTTCGTTAAAATTAAAGAAGGTATTAAAGAAAACACTATTAAACTTGAAAGTGTTGTTGAATTATTTCAATATGACGATTATGAAAGTGATCCAGTTCAATGCACCCAATGTTTTGATACGGTTTCGACCACTACTTGGAATATATGATTCTAGCTTTATCTGACATTCACCTCGGTAGTCCAATTTGCCAAGCAGATTTGACACTAGAAATTATTAAAAGAGATGACTATGATACTTTAATATTGTGTGGTGATTTGTTAGATAGCTATAACATCCATAGACTTTGTAAAAAACAATGGAAAATTCTTTCGGAATTGAGAAAAATTTCAAAGAAAAAACACTGTGTTTTTATTAAAGGTAATCATGATAAGGATTTAGAAACAATTTCCGCTCTTCTTGGTTTTGAATTTGTAGATGAATATGTGCAAGTCGTAAATAAAAAGAGAATTTTGTTTACTCATGGTGATAGATGGGATATTTTTATCAACACAAAACCATTTTTGACAGAATTAGCTTCTGGTATATATTATCTTTTGCAGAAATTAGACAAGAAACAAAAATTTACTAGAAAAATTAAACAATATGTTAAAACATGGAAAGGTGCTGCTCACGATTTGACAGTTAGAATTGCTCAATATTGCTACAACAACAATTATGATGCTGTTTGTTTTGGACATACTCATGTACCTAGACAATACGATATAGGTGGAATAGAATGTATTAATTTGGGATCACAATGCGAACTACCTATAACATATGCAATGATTGATGATCGTGGGACAATAACACTAAAACACCATGAGTAAAAATGCTTGACATTTAACAATAATATCCTAGAATGATTATATGAGTAACAAATACGAAAAGTTCACTAAAAAAGCACTAGACAAGATGTTTACTTACATTGGCTTCGAGGGCTTCAATGAGGAGTTCACAAAACAACATGAGGATTGGTATCAGCAGAAAACATGGACAATGGAACAATCTGCTGATTTTAAAAAGTGGTTTATTACGGAAACCAAGAAGGATTTGAAATTCAATAAAAACATGGCTGAAAAAGAACATGCTTGGTTTGATTTAAAATGGGGTTGGAAAGTCTCAGATGATCCTTACTTCTCCAAACAAAAAGAATTAGTACATGATTGAAATTATTTCATTCGTGGGTTTGTTTGAACTTAAATGCATCATTATTAAATGAAAAAAATAATTGACAAGATCTTTAGAGAGAGTATATTTGAAGACAAATATTTTTTACGAATAGAAGACACTATTAAAAATTTTGTACATGATATACAGGTAGATGTTGAAAGTTGGAAACGATATAATACGGGCGACGAATATAATGAAAAATAAAGTAGAATTAATTGGATGGTATGGTGATGATACCACGATAGCTTGTTCTGCATGGACATCAACATCTAGAGAATTAACTGATGATAAAAAAGAAAGAATTCCAATTTTGATAAACATGCTTTGGAGTAACGGACACGAAACTCCATTTGAAAAAGCAACTGTACATTTCCTAATTGATTGTGATATTGCCAGTCACATTCATTTATTAAAACATCGTATCGCAAGCATAAATGCTGAATCTGCAAGGTATAAAGAATTAAAAGAAGACAAGACATACATACCAGATGATTGGACCACAGAATGGCAGGAAAAGCTTGCCGAATACACCAATGCTGGTAATGTTTACTATCGTCATTGTCTTAGTCAACTAACACCAATTCTCGGAAGAAAAAGAGCAAAAGAATCTGCTAGGTTTTTTAAAACTTATAATTCTCAAATTCAGTCTGATGTTATGTTTAATCTTCGTAGCTTTGCAAATTTTCTTAAGTTGAGAAATAACGAACATGCTCAGAAAGAAATTCAAGAGATTGCCCAACAAATGCTTGAACTAGTTAAAAATATTGAAGGAAATCCATTTGAACACACTTTAAAAGCTTGGAACATTTGATATGATTGAGATTGTCTCATTTGTGGGCTTGTTTAGTTTTTTATTTTGTGCATATTGTGTGTGGAATTGTAGAAATGACATGGACGAATAGCATGAGAGCATTTTACCAGAGAATTAATGATGGTGAATTGTTTGTTTATGACGAGGAAAGCAAAAAATTTTATTTGCAAGAAATGAAAAAGTTTAAAGACAAAGGGCATTTGATTAGTGAGTATACAGAAGAAACTCTAGATAAACTCGTAAAGGCAGGTTCTTTTAAAAAGCATGAGAGCAGATTATAAAAATACAAAAGTTGGAGATAAAATAGTTTTCAAACGATCTGGTGAATGGCATTATTTTCTAAGTAGAGTTGAAAATGCAAAGAAACTAGAAGCAGGAAAAACATATACAGTCAAAGAAATTTCTGTTGCTTCCTCTTCGACTGGTGTTAAGCTAGAAGAGACTGAGGAATTAGAATACGAGCTTTGCTGGTTTGATAAAAATGAAACTTCAGAATCCTAACGAATATACTCCTGACAAATGGGTAGTAGTTAAGATCGAAGGTGGAAAATTTCCTTTGACCTATAAAGTATTTGGCAATTGGCATGGTGGTTATATGGATTCTGGTGGTTCATGGAAATTGAATAGTGGAATTACAAAGGTCACAAAAGCAAAGAAACATTATAAATTCAAAGGCTTTTCTGGATCAGTTTATAAGTGTCATGAGAATGCATATGGAATGACTGGTTATGGAGCAACAGTAATCAATGATATTATTAACAAATCCAAAGAAGCTGGAGTAAATGTAGAAATCTTACCAGAAGATACGAATTGGCTTGACTTGTCCTACGAATAATTCTATATTGATTACATGAACCCATTATTTGAAAAATTTTGCAAAGCATTTATTTGGTTTGCATTTGCTTGCTCATTAGCTTTTTACGTTTTTGCCATGTTTTTACGTTTATGTTATGGTTAATTCTTTTGCAAAATAAATTATGAGAGATCCAGAAGACACAAAGTATGTTTGGGATCAAAAAAACTTTAATATCATTAAAAAAAGTATTTCGAAAGAAAAAAGATACTTTGTTGAAATTATAATAAAGGACTCTGAAACATTAGAACCAATTCGTTCTATTTCTACTGGTTCAGATTATCCAGAAAGTTTTTTAGCAACCCACATCCCGATTTGATGAGAGAAATTCATGGATGTGTAGACATTCTTTGTTCAATACATTTTGGAAACGATAAGCAATTCAAACTTTAAATGAAGATTTCGAAGAATAGTTTAGGAGGACAGAACAACCATGGACGCATGAGTGGCGCACGTTCGAGTCGTGCTTCTTCGACCATTTTTAAAAAACTGCAAAAGTTAGATAGAGAGATTTCAAAATTACGAAATCAAATAAATCCTTTTGCTTCCCGCTATTTTGACTTTAAAAAACACTATAACAAAAAAATTCTAGAAAAAATAGAAAATCTTGACATGAAGAGAAAAGAAGTTAGACTTGAGAGAAAGAAATATGCAAAGAACCCTTAAATTCCGAGCTTGGGATAAACTAGCAAAACAATTCACCTATCCAGACAAAGGATATCAAGGACATTATGTTCTTACTTTGAATGGGCAATTTCAAAACCTTCAGAATGGTTCTGGTGGTGATGAATATGTTGTTCAGCAATGGACTGGTGAATATGATAAGAATAAAAATCCCATCTATGAAGGTGATATTATTAGTTCATATTCAGTAGAATTTATTAACGAAAATTATGAAGCTGAAATAGTTTTTATTGATGCTGCTTTTCATGCAAAGGTTAATGAAAAAGATTATAGAGGCATATGGAGTGGTGATGATGTTGAGGTAATGGGTAACATATTTCAATTACCATGCAATCCAGATCATAATGGAGAATGCTTGGTATGCGATAATTGGGTAAGTGATTGTCCTTTTA